CAAGCGAAGCGCAGCACGGCGTAGCGAGGCCTTGCCTTGCAACGTGATGCAAGGCAATGCGCAGCGCAGCCTAGCGATGCAATGTTGTTTTTTCAAAGGAGGTGGTTGCTTTGTATCAAGTCGACGGACTTCTGAAAGGACTCGTTCCTATTCTGTTCAATGCGTACACGACGAAGGCGCGCTCAGGAAAACTCCGGCACGAGGAGTTACTCGAAGAGGCGACCCGTCGCGTGTATCGCGACCCTGAAACGCAGGTGCTCGTGTGGCCTGGGTGGAATCTCCAACGGTGCATGGAGGACGGTGCGCGGCTCGGCGAGGTGAAACTCGGACGTAAATCGATCGGCCAGTACCTCCGCGCGCTGGTCGCCGTCGAGGGCGATCCGTCGTTCGGGCGCGTCGACTACGACGGGCTCCACACCTGCATGGGCCGCATCCCGCCACGCACCGGCGCGATGGTCGAGCTCTTTCGGCCCAAGCTCGATCCCGGCTGGACGTTGTCGTTCCGCCTGCTCGTACACAACACATCGATCGACCCCGACACGCTGAAGCAAGTGCTGCAGTTCGGGGGACTGCTAGCGGGCATGGGCTCGTGGCGTCCCAGGTATGGGCGGTTTGCGGTAGAGCGATTTGAGGTTGCCGGCAGCGTGCAACCCGACGCTGTTGCGCCGAAGGCGTCGCGGAAAAAGGCGGTCGCGTAGGAGAGGCTGAGACGTGAAGTTCACGACCTACGGTGCGGCGAAGGTGCTCAAGGTGACGCCGGAACATGTGCGGTGGCTCACCGCGCGCGGCGAACTGCACCAGTACGACGTCACCGACTCGGGGATGCTGCTCTTCACCGAACCGGAACTGCTGAAGGTCGCCGTCGCCCGCGAGCGGCGACGGGCGCGCGACCGGCACATGGCGCTGCGTACGATCCGTATCCGAATGGCACGGGTGGCGCTGCGCGCCGGCCAGTTGGCGCTCCCGTTTCGCGATCAAAAGGCGAGTACACGATCTTGCGATCGCAATATGAACCCCGCGCGATCGTTGAGGTTTCTGCGCAAGGTGTCATAAGCCGGGTTATGTCAACTACGACGCGCTGGTGCATCCGGGTGACCTACCCGAGCGGCTATGAAGCGTTTGTGCGGCACGGCAGGGACATCGGCCACGGGCCCATCGTCCAGTTCAGAACCCGGCGTGATGCCGAAGCAAATCTCGACTTCATCAGGCAGGGTCTTGAACAGGAAACCACGGCGGCGATTGTTCCGTACCGGCGGGAGATGGAGGTGTGATGCCGGGCAAGAACATCACGATCGAGGTCGGTTCGATCCTCAGTGCGCGCACGTTGCAAGGGGCCGTCGAGCTCGTGGTGAACAACGAGAAAGTCCAGATGGACCTGCCGAAAGCGCGTGAGGTCGTCGGGATGCTGCAGGGCGCGATCGAAGCGGCCGTCTCCGACGGGCTCCTGTTCGCATTCCTCACGACGAAGGTCGGCCTGCCCGAAGAGGCGGCCGCGCGGGCGCTGCTCGACTTCCGCGAACTGCGGCAGGGGAGTCGGTCCACGGTGTTTGAACAATGAGCGTGTTCCTACTGGGCGTTGTCGTTGGCATGGGCCTCTTCGCCCTGTTGTTTCAGATCGGGGCGTGGATTGGTCGTTGGGAGACAAAAAGGGAAAGGACTCACAAATGCTGAAACCCTATAGCGGCCCGACTGAGATGCCCCGCGATCGCGCGGTGCGGATGCTCTCGGGCATTCTTGCCGGCGCCGTACGTGGCGGCGTCACGGGCGCCCAATGGACCGACGCGGAGACGAGCGAGGTACGGATGATCGTCGACGACATCATCGAAGCCGCAAACCTCGAGCGGACGAGTGACCACGCGAAAGCGGTGGATGCACTGATCAAAGGCGACCAGCGGTGATTAGGAGCGGGCGGTGCCGCTGGTGTGGTTGCACGTACGACGAACCCTGCCCGGGCAGCTGCGGCTGGGCGGACCCAGAGCAAACGCTCTGCACGGCGTGTGTTGACGTCGAGGTCGGATGGCAGCAACTCAAGGCTCAGAAGTTGCCGAACATGCATCGCGCGTTCTTCCGCGGGTTCATGACGGGCGCCGACGATGAACGTGCGAGCGAGCAACACAACCCGTACCGCCCCGGCGTCAGCGCGCGGTACTGGGACCACGGCTTCCAGGCTGGATGGCCACCACTGGTAGAAGCGAAAGTGCGCGCGCCGCGCAAGCCGCCACGAACCACAACCCGTAGTGGCGAAAGGTCGAGCAGATCGACGGCCGCGCCGCGCACCGAGCCACGACGGGTGGTAGCGAAAACGCGGCGCGGCCCGACACGACCGGCCGCGGCGAAACGTCGGCCGATAGTTGGCGATTCGTGATCGTTAACAGAATGAGCCCCTATGCGACTGTGGAGGTGTGAGATGAGCGACGACGCGGTGCTACCCGACTCTGACCCCGACGTGCAGCGGATGGTCAAACAGAAAATCGCCGACAAGTTCTTCGTCGATGGTGTGCCGGCGCCGCTACCGCCGCGGCTGCGGCGCAAGGGAATGCACGATGACATCCGCGCGCTCTACCACTTCGCCAAAGCGCTCGAGCACATGGACGAGAACGTGCGCCGCGCGCATCTAAATTGGCTCGTCGCCAAGTACGGACCACTCGAGAGGGAGTGATGAGCGAGCAGACGATCCGGTTCCAGCTGCAACCGCGCGCCGCGGCGATCGTGCAGCGAGCAGCGCAGGCGCTCAACCTGCGGGTGCTCAAGCAGACCCACGTCTGCGACCCACGGGGCCAGGAGATTCTCGTCGTCGTGTTGCGCGATGCGCTCGACGCCTACCGCCTGGCCGAGCGCACCGCCGGTGACCCTGGCTGGGCGCGGGAGTTTCTATGAGCGAGCTGCCGCTCACGCAACACGAGCTCGACGAGGCCCGCTGCGACCATCCCAACTGCCATGACCAGGCGTGTGCGGTGACGTTTCTCGCGCGGTGTCACCCGCGCGACGGGACCTGGGTGACCTATCGACGCGAGAACGGGGTGCTCGAGATTACCTGCGCGCGCTGCAACGCCCTCATCGCTGAAGTGGAGGTCGCTCCATGAAGCGACTCGCACCTGGCGTCTACGACGATGAGCAAGGCGGGATGCACCTCGACATCGCCGAGCTCCTTGACGCCAGCGGCTACACCGACACGCCACAGAACCGCGAGACGGTGCTGGAGGCGGCGCGCGACATGGCGCGCGAGCTCGGCCTGCCGGTCACGGTCGTCGATGACCCTGTCAAACCGCCGACGCGCATCAAGGGGTGGCGCAACTATGGCTGACGCGAATGAGCGCGCGGCGCAACGCGTGCGCGCCGAGGCACTCGTCGGCAAGCGCGTGCGGTTTAAGACCTCGTTCGACCATCCGGCGTTCCCGGCGCGCACGTATCTGGTCACCGACACCGCGGACGGCATGGCGCTGCTGAACACAGACAAGCAGATGTCGGCGCACCCTGACCACCTCGAGATCGTCGAGGAGAAGAAACCGTGAGCGATCCGGTTTATCCGCGGCAGGCGCCCCGCCACGATGCGATCGCGAACCTGGGTAACTTCCACTTCACCCTGACCGGTCCCATGCGCCTCGAGGGCGCCGGGGGGCTCTTGCGCGGCACAGGCGGCGACCTCTTCGTCGTGAGCATTCGGAACGGTGTCGAGACGATCTGGCACCAGCGGTGCGGACGCGAAAGTGCCCACCCGAAGGACGTCGCGGAGCGGTACTGCGGGGCGTGTCACCGGTTTCTTGAGGACCCGCAGGGGCCAGCAGGCGCATGATGAGAGCCACCTGGGCGAGTTTCCTATGGCCCCCGTGGTGGTCGCGCGGATCAACGTGCGACCGCCTCGCTGCCGCTGGTGTCACCGCCGCGGCCGCGGGGTGGTGTGCGGGCGGTGTCGCCTCGTGGATGCCGCCTGGCAGGCGGAGCGGCGGCCCAGCGACGCCGTCTGGTCGCGGCCGTTCCTCCAAGGGTTCCTGGCGGGGAGCCAGCATCCCCGCACGACCGGCGACGGGCTCAATCCCTACGCGCCGGGGCGCGCCCGGGTTACCTGGCAACGGGGACACGACGCCGGCGTCGCCGACCTCCGATGCTCCCGAACGACTGGCTCCTGATCGATGCCGCGCTCGCCTGGGGGGTGATGCTGATCTGGCGCGCGTGCCGACACCGTTGACATGTGGACCTGGCTCCGACGCTGGCGCCGGCGTGTGCGATGGATCGAGCGCGGGTCAGTGTCGGCCCGGTGGCTCGAGCAGTATCACCGCGCGACCGGCGAGATGTTCGAGCGCCCCCCTGAGTGACACACCCGACGTGGCCGACCGACGCGTGGCTCGAGGACACGTATCGCGGCTGGCCGACGTGGGCGCTGAAGCGCGCGGCGGCGGCCTACCGTGCGGAGCTGGCGGAGGCCTGCCGCGACGGGCGCGAGGAGGACGTGTTACGCCGCCTGGCGCTGCTGCGCCGCGAGCTCGCGCGCCGCGACAATCCGCAGTCGACCCTCTTTTGAGCGGGTCTATTAATAGACCGAAGTAGACGGGAGGTGTGTGGTGCTGGAAACGCTGATCCTGGTGCTCGTGGTCTTGTGGCTGCTCGGCCTGGTCGGCGGCATCGGCGGGAACGCCGTGCATGTGCTCCTGGTCGTCTGCATCATCCTCGTCGTGTTGCGGGTGGTGCAGAGTCGGAGGCTGGACCTGTGAGCCCGCCGCACATCGTGCCCTACACCAGGCCGGATTCCACGGGGAACGTACGTGCTCGGAACGCTTCCGGGAACGCTTCCGGGAATGCCGAGGTGCTCGCGGTCGACGTCTCGACCTGGCTGGATGAAGACCAGGCCGCCGCGGCGATTGGGGTCGACCCTCGGAGTGTGCGCAACTACGCCGCCGCGGGGCGACTGACGAAGGCGCGATGGAGAAAGCCCGAACACGGGGCGCGCGAACGGACGGTCTATCACCCCGACGACGTGCGCCGCGTGGCGCGCGAAGAAGCCGAACGGAAGAAGCCCAAGCCGCCGCAGCAAGTGCTGCCGGGCGAGGCCGTCGCGCTGGCGCGGGTCGACCCGAACAGGTTCCTGGAAGGGACGTGGAATTCCGGGAACCCTTCCTGGAAACGTGCCGACGGTTCCGACAAGCCGTTCCTGACGGTGGCGGAGGCCGCCGCGTTCACCACGCTGTCGCAGCCGACCATCAAGCGGCTGATTGCGGACGGCTCCCTGACGTCGATCGCCGACCGCCGCGGCGAGAAGATCGCGCGCAAGGTGCTCGACGAGCTCGTGTGATGGCCATCATGTGGCTCTGCGTAGCCATCAACCTCGGGGTCGGCGTGCTGGACCTGGTGCGCGGCCAGTGGGCGCAGGCCGGCCTGTCGTGGATGTTCGCGGCGCTCCTCACCGGCTACGTCCTGCTCGTCGACGTCTCGCGTCAGGCGCTCGAGGCGTGGCGCACCGCGGGCGAGGCGTCGACCGCGACGTCGAAGCTGAACGCCGAGCTCGGCGCGCGCATGATCGCGGCGATGCAGGCGTCGGGGCATCTCAGCGACGAGGACCGCGTGCAATGAAGGAGAGCGATCGCCCGTGGTGCCCCGGCGGGCGGCAGCGCCCGCTGTGGATTCGCGAAGACATTGTCGACGCGCGCAGCGAGCGCCAACTCGCGCCCGATGACCACCGACTCCTGCGCGGCCGGCCAGGCGGGCGCTGCCTCGTGTGCGCGCGGTGGTGGCGCCTTACGCTGAGACACACCGTGCATGTGCACCGGGTGCCGCGCGAGGGACAGCCGCCGGTGTGGTCGTGACCGCCTAGCGGTAGCCCCGGCACCACTAGCCGCCGCGCGCGCCGCCGCCGCCGCACACTCGCCGGCGGTCCACCCGATGAACATCACGCTCACACACGGCGGCGACGTGCATCTGCACATCCACGACGACACCCTCACCACGAGCCTGCTGCGGCAGCTGCTCGAGCAAGGAACACAACTCATGGCATCAGTACAGGAATTGAAAGACGAGCTCGTCGAAGTCAAGGCCGGCGTCCAGGCGTTGAAAGCCGCCGGCGTCGCGAAGGTTGACGAGCTCCAGGCGAAGATTGCGGAGCTCACCGCGCAGCTCGCGAGCGGCGTCGCCGTGACCCAAGCCGACCTCGACGGCCTCGATGCGCAGGTCGACGAGATCAACGCGGCGCTCAAGGGCGACGCGCCCGTCGATCCGGTCGACCCGAACGCGTAAACTCACAAGCGGCGAGGCGGTCTGGAAGCCGCCTCGTCGCGCCGTCGGTCCGCTCCCTGGTGAAAGGCGCCCTATGACGCGCGCGCTCCTCCTGCTCCTCCTGCTCCCCGCGCCCGCGGTCGCGCAGCCGCGGGCGACCTTTGTCGGAGTGGACGCCGTCGACGGGGCGGCGATCGGCACCCATGGCTCGGTCGTCTTTAGTGACCCCAATAGCCTGCCGCTCCATTGTGCGTGTGCGAGTGTGCAGCAGCCGCAGCGCCTGCGTTTGCGGCTCGAGGGCGAAGGGGACGTCCGCCTCGTCGTCACGCCCGTCTGGGACGACCCGCGGCCGATCGCGGCGGAGACAGTGCATGTGCCGGCGACCGGCGCGCTCGTGGCCTGGGACGTCGATGGCCCGCTGGTGTTCTTCCTGTCGGCCGGCGCGCATCTCAGCGCCGTCTACATCGACCCGGCGCCAGGCGCGCCGCCGGTCGTGGTCACGCCGGCGCCGCGCGAGAGCGGTCCACCGCAGCCGGGGCGGGTGCGCCCGCGTCCGTGACACACGATGCCCGCCCCCGAGCACCCGCTCCCGCGCTCGACGCGCTACTGCCGCATCTGGTGGCGCCGGTGTCGCTGGTGTCAGGGGTTTTTTGTCTGGGCACCGACGAAGCATCAAGGCCCGTGGAGCCGACACGTCCACTGCAGTTGTTCCTGCGCCGCCCACACCAAGACGATGCAGCTGCCCGACGACTACTGGCTGAAGCTCCAGCGCAAGGGCACCAAGACGCGCAACGCGAACCAACGCGCCTACATCCGACGCCGGGCCGACTATCACCTCCGCCTGTATGCCAAGCTGACGGGCGACGCGTTGACCCTGCGGGATGCGTTCGAAATTGGCTGGCGGGTCGGACGCCAGGCCAAGCGGTCGGCCACCACGCGGTCACGCTGGCGGGGCGAGGATCAGCCCCCATCAAGGACACTATGAAACCACTCGCCCTCGCGCTCCTGGTCACGCTCTGGGCCACCGCGGCCTCCGCCCAAGCCATTCCCTCGTTGCGCTCGCCGCTGCTGGCGGTCCCCGCCGGCGGCACGGTGTCGTCCTGGGATTGCGACCTCCCACCGGTGCCCAACGCGCCGCCGCAATGGATCGACGTGCGGCCGGGTGCGCTCGTCGAGTGGTGCCTTGAGAGCGCAACGCTCGACCAGGCCAAGACCGCCGCCTGGCAGCTCGCCGTCGATGGCGGGCCCCAGGTGCTGCTGGCCGTCGCCTGCCGCGCGCACCCGACGGCGCCGACCCCGATCCTCTGCTACGCGATGCTGCCGCCCGGCGCGGTGAGCGTCCTGGCGCAGCAGGGGATTCACACGCTCGACCTGGCCACGACGAGCATCGCCCAAGGCCTCGCCGTCTCGGTGAAGCTCGAGCGCCCGTGGTGCCTGGCTGACGGCACCCGGTACGACGTCGGGGCGGTGCTGCCCAACACGGCGGCGTCGCTGGCGGCCGGCAGTCTCTACTCGACCGCCGGCGCCTACAACGTCGAGACGCGCATCGGGCGGCTGCGGCAGGACGGCTGGCACGTCGAGTGGACCCGCGAGCAGTGGGCGAAGGTGCCGACCACGACCACGCAGCAGAGCCTCGACCCGGGCGGGGCGTTCTGGCTGTTCGGGTGGTGCCGGGGCGTGCCGCAGTAAAACGGCACTTTCAAAATGCAGTTTCCGGGCGTAGCCTGCGAGCCGTGTCGAGCCGTGTCACTCGACCGAAGGAGAAGGGGTACGCAACATGAGGAGAAGTGAATTGCTCGCGAACCATGCGCTGCGGAACGCGCCCAGTACAGGCGAGGGACTCGGGGCGATTCGGAACGCCTCCCCCTATCAGCAGCGGTTCGAGGCCAGGCTGCGCGGAGAGCTCGTGACGGTGATCGGGCAGGCTGACGTGGTCGGCATGAGCCCCTGCGAGAAGATCATCGACCACCGCGGGCTGATTGATTGGGTGTCGAGCGACGAGCTCGTGGTCACGCAGTCGGATGCGCTGCCGCGCAGCTTCCAGCAGATGCAGGCGTTGTTCAACCAGGGAGAGCAGACTTTCGCACCGAGCGACCGCACCGGGCGGTAGAATTCAGTCGCTGTCGTGAGGGCAGCGTTTGTGGGGTTCAGGTGCGGAGGTCTTCATCGCTGCGGTCGCCGGCGGGGCGACAGGGTGGGGAATTGGACTGCGTCCGAACGGCAACCGCCGAGAGACAGTGGGCGTAGATCCAGGTGTGCTGCCCTCCTGAGAAGTAACCAGGACCACTAGGACCACCTACGCACTCGAACCCCACGTCGAGTGCGTCGCTGTGTAGAAGCTACCCACCCGACGCCTACCTCGGCTGTCCACGACAGCCCTCCCTGTCCCTTTGTGAGCAGTCAGTTAGGGGAATCCCCTAGTAGGCTCGAGCTCTGCCTGCACGCCGTGCCCGTGCTCGTGTCAGCTGCGCCCTGAAGATGTCCTGCCCGATTTGTGGGACCTCAGAGAGCGGCGTCGTCCGTTCACACGGCGCCATCGTCAAGGACGAGATTCACCGCCGCCGCGAGTGCGGCTCCTGCGTCGACCGCAACGGGAAGCGCGGCCGCTTCCCGACCGCGGAGCGGGTCGACTGGCCCACGTTCTGGCGCGAGCACCCCGAGCTCCGCATCGAGGGCGACGCCACCTGGCAGGACCTGGTCGAGGCCTTTCAACGCGCCTGGGACCAGTGCATCGCGCACCACTACGTGCGCCGCGACTGGCTCAACTTCGAGCGCATCGTGCTCGCCCTCCAACATCGCGAACCCGGCAGCCCCCGGCACAGGTAGCCCCTTCACTTCACGCGGAGGCCCGATAACTGTGGGCGGGCCGCAGCGCCATATAGGCGGGAACGCTCTGGCGCCACCACGTTTTCAGCACCGATGGCAGCAGGCAGGAAGACCGGCGGTCGGCAACGCGGAACGCGAAACGTGGCGACGCCCGCGATCACGGCGTTCGCGGCCGCGATGGTCGCGCGCAAGAAGTACCTGGCCCAGCTGCGCAAGTCGTTCGACAACGGCACCGCCGACGTGAAGCTGCAAGTGCTGATGTGGCACTACGCGCACGGCACGCCGACCAAGAGCCTCGAGGTGAGCGGCCACCTGACGCTCGAGGAGCTCGTCACCGGACACCGACGCGAGGACTGAGTGAACACGAACAGCGGCTCCTATACCCGCTATCCCGCCCTCGCCGACCTCCCGCCCCTGGTCCGTCGTCAGCGCAAGTTCGAAGCCCTGCTCGGCAACGAGGACGGCGCCTACGCAGACCAGGAGAAAGCGGTCCGCAAGCAGATCGACTCGCTGCTCGTCGACGCCGGCCTCGTCCAGGGCGACGTCGTGACGTGCAACGGCTACGACGTCGTGCGGCGCGGGCAGAAGGGGCGCAGCAGCATCAACGTCGAGCGCCTGGTCGAATCGCTGGTGAACGCGGGGCTCGAGCGGGCGAGCGTGTTGTCGATCGTCCTGAGTGCGACCGACACCGGCGACCCGTCGTCCTGGGCGGAAGTGAAACCGTCAGCGGGCGCGAAGGTGCGCAAGTGATCTGCGAGCTCGCGCTGATTGTCGTCACCGCCTGCGTGTGGCGCCTGCTCGAGGCACTGCTCTGACATGGTGCTCGCCCTCCTCCTCGTTGTGTCGACGCTGACCGCGGACGCCGACGCGCGCTTCGCCTCCTGGCGCGAGCTGCCACACGGCGCGTGTCGCTTCGCCCAGGATCAATTCGGCTTCACGCCGGAACCCTTCCAGGAAGAGACGCTCATCGCGTTCGCAAACCCCGACATTCAACGCATCTCGTTGCAGGCGTGCGCCGGCCCCGGCAAGACCGCGGTCATGAGCGTCTGCGCCTGGTACTTCCTGGCGACGCGCTGCACCTGGCAGGACGGCGGGTTCGAGCATCCGCGCGCGCTCGCGACGTCGATCACCAAAGAGAACCTCGACGGCAACCTCTGGCCCGAGCTCGCGAAGTGGCAGCAGCGATCGCCGTACCTGCGCGAGACGTTCCGCCATACGCATGGCCGCATCTTCGCGGTCGACCATCCCGAGACGTGGTTCCTCGACGCGCGCGCGTGGCCGAAGACCGGGAGCGCCGAAGACCAGGGCCGCACGTTCAGCGGGCTGCACGGGCAGAACGTCGCGGTGTTCATCGACGAGTCAGGGAACATTCCGCCGACGGTGCTGCGGGCCGGCGAGCAGATGCTCTCGACGCGCCCGGCGTTCGGGAAGCTCTTTCAATCCGGCAACCCGAGCTCGCTCGAGGGGATGCTGCACGAAGCGGCGAACCGCCTGCGCGAGCAGTGGTTCATCGTGATCATTACCGGTGACCCCGATGACCCGAAGCGCGCGACGCGCATCGACGTCGACTGGGCGCGCCAGCAGATCGCCACCTACGGCCGGGACAACCCGTGGGTGATGAGTTTCATTCTCGGGAAGTTCCCGCCCTCGAGTCTCAACACGCTCCTCGGCATCGAGGACGTGCAGGCCGCGATGGCGCGCGAGCTCCAGGTGCATCAGTTCGAGCATCTTCAGAAGCGCCTCGGCGTCGATGTCGCGCGGTTCGGTGACGACCGCACGGTGATCTGGCCGCGCCAGGGGATGCAGTCGTTCCGGCCCGTGATCATGCGCGGCGCGCGCACGACCGAGATCGCCGCGCGGGTGATGGCGGCCAAGCTCAAATGGCACAGCGAGCTCGAGCTCATTGACGACACGGGCCATTGGGGCCACGGCGTGATCGACCAGCTCGAGACGACCGGCATTCACCCGCACCCGGTCGTGTTCCACGCGCCCGCGATCGACCCGCGTTTCAAGAACCGACGCGCCGAGATGTGGATCACGATGGCCGACGCGATCAAAGGCGGTGCGGCGCTGCCGATGATCGGCGAGATGATCCCCGAGCTCACCACCGTCACCTACACGTTCAACAACGGCGTCTTCCAACTCGAAGACAAGGACATGGTCAAGAAGCGCATCGGGCGCAGCCCTGACCTGGCCGATGCGCTCGCCCTCACCTATGCGCTCCCCGACCTGCCGAGCGGGCTCGCCGCACGTCCAGGCAGCGGACGTCCGGGCGCCGCGACCATCGGCCACGCCGCGACCGAATACGAGCCTGACTACGGAGGCGGCCAGTGATCGACGGCCGACGCGCGCCCCGTCCGCTCCCCGCGCGCACGATCGGCAACGGCACCGTCGTCGAAGGGAAGGACCGCGTGCGCTACGTCGTGTCGAATCTGGGCATTGCCTGGCGCCCGTTCGGCATGACGCTGACGCGCACGGTGCCAAAGGTCCGCGGGAAGAAAGCGCGCGCGGCCGACAAGCTGCGCCGGCGCCTCGCGCGGAAGGCGACCGCATGACGCCCGAGCTCAAGCAGCTCCATCCGCCCACGGCGACGACGACGCCGGGCGACCTGGCGCTCAACTTGATCTCCAAGCTCGTCGCGCTCGAGCGCGAGGCGCGGCACCTCGACGAGCTCGACGCGAGCCTGCGCTCGCAGACCCAGGCGTATGCGACCGCGCGTCGCGTCAATCGCGAGGCCGCCGAGGCGGGCCGCGCGGACCTCGAGCAACTGATCGTCACGGCGGCGCACGCGTTCTACTGACACGGCGTCCGCGCGACGCTGACAACCTTGTCGAGCGGGAGTAGCTGCCCGCTCTCGACACGCCAACGTAAGACGAAGAGCCCCGTTCCTGTGCACGGCAGGAGCGGGGCTCTTTTAGTTGGTGCACCCATGAGGAGAGGACCCGCGATCGACATGGCCTACGCCACCCCACGCGTCCCGATGGCGCCGCCGCCGCTCGGCTCGCCGAACACGCCCGCCAACGGCGGCCGCGATCGGAACGGCCTGCCGATCCTCGGCTACGCCAAGCCGCGGCCGAACCTGCTCGTCAACGCGCCCCTCTACTCCTCGCGTCTGCTCTCGGGCATGTATGCCGCGGCCAACGCCGCCGGCGCGCGCGCCCGCAAGGCCGCGGTGGGCACGCGCTGATGGCGGACGTCCCCGGCACGCGCAGCGGGCTGAGCAAGCGCCAGCAGATCGAGCAGACGCGCGCCGCGCTGCTGAGCGGACGCAGCAGCTGTGACAGCGAATGGCGCGAGCTCAGTGATTACATCGCGCCGAAGCGCACGCGCTTCCAGGTCACCGACAAGAACCGCGGCGGCAAACGCACGCAACTGATCATCGACAGCAGCCCGCGGGGCGCGGCGCGCACGCTGCAGTCGGGCCTCCATGCCGGCATCACGTCGCCGGCGCGCCCGTGGTTCCGGCTGACGACGCCTGACCCCGACCTGGCGGACCAGGGCGCGATCAAGGAATGGCTCCACGTCGTGACGCAGCGGATGCACACGGTCTTGCTGCGCAGCAACATCTACAACTCGCTGCCGGTGCTCTACGGCGACCTCGGCGTCTTCGGCACGGCCGCGATGGCGATGCTCGAGGACGACCAGGACATGTTGCGGACCTACGCGTATCCGCTCGGCTCCTTCGTCTTCGGCCTCGACGCGCGCTCGGTCGCGACCACCTGGTGCTACGACTACCGCCGCACGGTGCGGCAACTGATCGAAGAGTTCGGGTCGAATCCCGAAGCGCCCGGCGTGATCGATTGGTCGCACTTCTCCAACAAGGTGAAGAGCCTTTACGACCAGGGGCAGATGGAGACGGGCGTCGACGTCTGCTGGTACGTGGCGCCGAACGACGCGTACGCGCCGCATCGGCTCGAGAGCAAGTACATGAAGTGGAGCAGCTGCCACTTCGAGCGGGGCACACCGGATGCGGACTTCGCGGGGCGCTCGGGGTTCCTACGCGAGAGCGGCTTCCGCACCTTCCCCTTCCTGATTCCGAGATGGGAAGTCACAGGGGACGACAGTTATGGAACCGGTAGCCCGGGCATGGATGCCATCGGCGACGTGAAACAACTGCAATACATGCAGAAAAAAAAGGCCAAGGCGATCGATAAGGCCTTGGACCCGCCGCTCAAGGGACCGTCCGCGCTCCGCAATCAGAAAGTGTCGCTGCTCGCCGGCGACATCACCTACACCGACGGCCGCGACGGGCAGCAGGGGCTCTCGCCGATTCACGAGGTGCGCCTCGAGGGGATTCGCGAGCTCGTCGCCGACATGGCCGAAGTGCGGCTCCGCATCCGCGACGCGTTCTACGCGGACCTGTTCCTGATGATTGCGCAATCGGAGAACGTGCAGCCGGTCACCGCCGAAGAGATTCGCGCGCGCCAGGAGGAGAAGCTCATTGCGCTCGGCCCGGTGCTCGAGCGGTTGAACGACGAGCTGCTCGACCCGCTGATCGATCGCGCGTTCGACATCATGACGAGCGCCGGCGCGATTCCCGAGCCGCCCGAGGAGCTCGAGGGCGTCGACCTCAAAGTCGAATACATCTCGATCATGGCGGCGGCCCAGAAGCTGGTGGGCGTCGTCGGCCAAGACCGGTTCCTGCAGGGGCTGCTCAATCTCGCGCCGCTCTTTCCCGAGGTCAAGCACAAGGTCGACGTCTTCCAGGTGGTCGATGCCTACGCCGACAAGCTCGGGGTCGACCCGAAGATCGTGCGGCCCGATGAGGAGGCGCAGGCCTCGCTCGAGGCCGAGCAGCAGGCGCTCGCGAACGCGCAGCAGGCCGAACAACTGAAGACCCTCGGCCAGGGCGCGCAGTCACTCGCGAACGCCCCACTCAATCGTGACAGTGCGCTCGATGCCGTGATGCGCGGCCAGGGCGCCTCACCGGCACAGGCGCCCTCAGGAACAGGAGCGGTATGAGTAGCACCAACGAGCTCGCGTATACGAAGGACGGCATTCGCCTGGGCGGCGCCGTGATGACGTTCACCGAGGCCGGCGTCGCCGTTCCCGGCACGCTGACGGTGGGCGGGGAGGCGATCGAGGCCGGCGGCGCCTCCCTCCTCCATCAGGCGACGGTGACGCTCACCAACGCGCAGATGATTGCGCTCAACCCCTACCCCGGGTTTCCGATTGTCGCGGCGCCTGGCGCGAACAAGATGCTGCTCTTTGAGCGGGCGGTGCTGGTGACTCACATCGTGACCCCACTCGCCTGGACTGACCCGACCGGGGATGACCCGCTGCTGTTTGTCATCATGCCTGCTGTGGTCGACGTTGACGGGGAGAACTATCTCCGGCTGTCGGAGCTTCTCGCCTTCAACCAAAAGACTCACCAGGCCTATGGGGTGGGTTTGTTGAGCTTCTTCGCGGTTGACACTGTGGGGATTGCAGGACTCCGGGTACTTGGGGCGTCCGACAATGACGACGCGGAACATTTTGGTCGCATGTTCCAGCTGAACGCGCGAACCGTCAATGCGCCATTCCACCTGCTTCTCGATACCGCGTTTGACGAGCCAGTCGGCGATCCGGCGAACACGCTGACGGTGACCACCTTCTACTACATCCTCAATTTAACGACGGGCCTGTTCGAGTGATGGACGAACCGCTGCAGACCAACGCCGCCGACCCCGTCCAGGTCACCGAGGGGCGCCGCAGTGCGAAGGCGACGCTGCGCCGCCACCGCG